ATATCCCCACCATTTCCGGTCGTGGAGATCGCGTCGCCACCGTCGATCGTCACGTCACCACCGTCTCCGGTCGCGCCGCCACCAGCAGCACCACCCTCAAGAGTGGCGTCACCGCCGTCGCCGGTCCCTGCCGCGGCGTTGTCGCCACCGGAAAGACTGACTGCTCCACCGTCGCCAGATCCAGAGCCGAGGCCGCCGGCCGTGGTGACAGCACCACCGTCGTTGTTGGCATCGCCAGCAGCCCCAGCCACGGCGATCGCACCACCGTTTCCGGCAGACGCTGCAAGGCCCTGGATACCGAGCGAAGCGTCCGAACCGGTGATGTCCGTGGCCGTCACGCTACCGGCGATCGTGGCCACGTTGATCATGCCGGCCGATCGAACAACGCGAACGTAAGTATCGGTCGCCTCGGTGTCTGTCGTACCGTTCCGTTGAATTGGCGCAGCCGTGCCGATAATCGTGTTTCCGCCGGCCGTGGCCGTGGCTGCACCACTCAGTGCGGTTCCGCCAACTGGGCTGCCGTTGGCGTCCCAGTAGACCAGTGTCCCGGCCTGGATAATCTCCGCGGCTTGTGGGGCGTCGATCACATCGAAGAATCCACCGGGGCGAACGGTCCCGATCGGGTTTTCGCTGAAATCGATGTCACTCGATACCAAAAGCGGATCGGCACCGATGACCACCATATCGCCCGCGGTCTTGTCTTCGGTAGCCAGATAATCGAGCGTTTCGCCCGAACTGACTAAGCGTGCTGGCTCTTGTGCCATAACTGAAATCTCCTTTGGGTAAATGTCTGATTGAGGTTACGCGGCGCCCTTGGATTTGATGCCCGCGAGGAACTCGGCTTGGTCTGCACCGAAGTCATGGAAGCCCCTGAACTGGATGCCCAGCCGGTTGAAATCGGCGTCAGCACTCTCGACCGTCGGTTGTGCCACACCGTTTAAAAACGAAACAACCATCGGAGACAAGATCCCCGTGGGCCGGAGCAGATACCACGCCGTAGCCGACCATCCGGTGAACCGGCTTTCACTGAGCTGCGTTACCTTGACCGGTCGGAACCTGCCAGAGTAGATATTCACATCGCCGATTGCATTCGGAGCAACAGCGGCGAAAATCTGCCTGGACACAGCGTCCAGCTCGGTTGGGACCAGAAGGATATCGGGCGTACCGCCGACTCTCTTGCCTCTGGTAGCCGGGGGGACGGCCGTGGATTCGAGGTCGTCGAACGCATCGATTCCCAATTGCAGGCCAACGAAGTCGGTAAGCAGCGTAGTCGTGGCCCCGTCGATGAAGTTGCCCCGGCCGGCGGTGAAGAAAGCGCTGTTGTCGATGAACACAGACCAGAAAACATCGTTGAACTTCCGGGCTGCACCGCGGCCGAGACGTGACCGCAGATCGTCGAACGCACCGAGGTCATCGTTGATGATGTCCGTACGGGTCAGCGCGAACATCTTGGCGTAGGTCTTCGCCTTTCGGGTGATCGACTCTTCGCCAAGCTGGGCGTGCTTGATCACGCCATCGGGCGGAAGCTCTTCGTAGTCCATATCATCCAGCATCCGGTAGCTGGTAACAGTTTTGAAGTCGCTGACGTTCTTGATCACGGAAATCTCACGCCAAGCCTGGTCTTCCTCGACAAACCCGGCGAGCAATTCCTTGTTCGCCACGTTGGACAGGATGCCGGGGAGGCTGAACGTGCTCGCTCCACCGGCCCGAAGCTGCGGTTGCGTGGCGTAGGTCAACACCTCACGAAGGTTGCCGGCCGTGATGCGCTGCCCTGGCTGGCATACGTATCCGTTTTGGCTGGCAGCTTGCAGCAACACTTGCTGGAGTCCCACCCGACCGCCGTAGGTCGTGTGGGCAGCCTGGAGCGTCTTGTCGTCGAACTGCTTTTCGGTTTCTTTGAGTCCGAGCGTTTGGCACATCGCGGCTTCAAGCACGGCACTGGACGATTCGTTGCTGTGGATGTGTGCGGCGGGTGCCTTAGGTCGCTCGGCACGGAGTACGGCCAACTCGGTTTCTGCCTTGCTCCAGCCTTTGCCGATGGCGTTGGCCTGAATCACCGGATGGTCGCTGGCACAGATCGTGTTGATGTCAGCGATCCGCGTGGCTTCGGCAGCAGCCTTCAGCCTCATGCCGGCAACGGTGTCATCCGCCGGGGTTTCCTCGGGGGTAACAACCGGAGGCGTTTCCGGGGTCGGCGGAGCCGGGTCTGGCTTGGGCTCTTCGCCCGGCGGGTACATGGCCTTGAGAGAAGCCGTCTGCTCCTCGGTCAGCGTATCGGGATCGAACCCTTGAGCTCGCAGCCATTTCTCGAAATCCATTGCTTTCTCCTTCTCGGAATTTAGGGCGGCACTCGCCGCCATGCTTACTCTTGTTTTAGGGTCAGCCGCGATAGGCACGAATGACACTTCTACGAGTTGCGAACCTCGTATGATATTGACCGGCCCCTTGAAGTTCCGGCCGTTTGCTTTCGCCGTTGCACCTTGCTCAACGAACTCCGTCTTGCTCGGGTTGACTCCGACAGACGCTTTCCAGGGGAAGCCTTTGCCTGCGCTGGCGACAACCTCATCCGCAGACGCCCCGCCGCCCGACATTACGCCCGACAGTTTGATGGTTTGCTTGCTCATCTGGACGCTGTCGGCATGGCCGGCGATCTGCTGTGGATCGTGGTTGACAAGGATCGGCGTGCTTTCACCGCTGGCTTGCATACCGGCGATGTCAAAAACGATGGGATCGAAGAAGGCCCCGAGTGTGATTTCCCCGCCAGTGTAGGCGGTCATCGAAAACCGCTTCGGCTTCTCTTCGCCGTCGTCAGCGGCCTGTAACCAGTCAACCGGACTGGCAGACAAAACCAAGGTCTCGCCGATGGGGATATTCGATTCGCTAATCCCGCGTCGCTTGCGCCGTTTCGTCATCAGCGTCGGCCTCCTCTGCTTCGGTTTCCTCTGGTTCGTCCTGAGCCACTGCGACTGTTTCCAACCCAAGCTCGGCCATCAACTCTTTTTCCTTGGCGCGTTGTCGCAACTGTGTTTCCCAGTCTTTGCCATGCTGCGCGTACTCTTCGGCCAGTGTCGTTGTCAGGTTGTTTAGCCGGGTTTCCTGCGCCTTCGATTCCTTCTGCGGATCTACGTGGCCACGTCGCGACCAGAACCAAGCGTGCTCGTAAATGGTCAGGTCTATGTCGCTGGGAGCGATCCCAGACAGAACGGCCAACGTCTCCTGGAGCCAAGCCACAAACACCCGCTCCAGGATCACCGTCTCGATGTCGTCTCGTTCAACATCGTTAGCCCGGTCGTACGTCTGGTGATCGAGTCGGCCGGATGCGTAGTTGTAGCTGGAGCTGTCACCCGTCGCGATGTTGCGAGGCATCAGCAAGGGACGGGCTTCCTCCGTGACGATCGTCTCGTTGAATTGCGTGTAGGTAGTCGTGGGCTGTTCGGCACGCAATTGCCCTAACTCGTATCCCTCTGGTAAGACAGTGACGGAGCCCGGCTCAAGGTCAAACGTATCCATCGGCTCCGCGACGTTGCCCACATCCTCGGGGGTCTGCGTCGTTTTCATTACCGCGGCTATCTCGGCAACAGTCTCCGCAGCACGAATCGCAGCACGCAAGTATCGACGGTGATCAGCAAACAGGCGGAGGCTCGGTGTCAGGTCGGGTATGCCCCGGTGCTGTCCGGGTCGGTCTTCGGTGAACCAGTGGATCATGGCAGCCGCGTCAACCGGGTCGGCGTTGCCGAAGCCAGTCGTGAACGTATCGCTGCCCGGGTGTTCTCTGAGCATCCAATACCGAATCGGGTTGCCTTCGTTGTCGAAGTCGATCCCGTCTACCTGGCTGCTGTCGATCGTCTGCTTCTCGAATGGCGTAGTGATCTGATCCGCCTCGACAAGCCGTAGCTGTAGCCTGGACAAGGTCGGGAGAGTGCTGTTGTGCGTCAGTACCGCGAACGCCTCGCCGTCCGTCACTTTCGCCTTGACCATCGTCCGCAGGGTCTTGGCGAGCCGAGTGGCCTTTGACCACCGCTGCCATTCCTTTTCAAGCTGCTCGTTCACCGCTTTACTAGGGTGCAACATCTGCAAACGCGGGCCGGTCGCGATCATGTCCACGGCCAGCGCCCGGATCATGCCGGAAGCGTAGCCACCGTTGGCCACCTCGTACCGCGTACGGTTGCGGAGTGTCTGCCTGACCGTCTTGCTGTTGGCGGCGTCGGCCGATAGCCCGTCCGCGTTGACCCAGTGCCGATCGTCCGTGGCCGTGGCCGTCCCGTCGTAACTCGCGCGGAGCCTGGACTGAATGGCCTGTATGGCCATCTGTCTGGTTGCCATACTCGATCGAGCGCGGGCGCGTTTTCGGAACCATCCAAACATTCAACGTGTCCCCGGCTGAAGGAAACGACCGATCTTGATACCGAAGTTCGACTTACTCACGCCCGCCTTCGAGCCGATGTACTTGTCGGCTGCGATCTGATCTTGCAACGGATGCTGCTCGGCAGTGTTGCTGTCGATAGTCACCCGCTTGGGCGCCTGGGCGTTCAGGTCGATCTGGTCTGAAATGTCGCTCATAACGAAAAAAGCCGTGCAAAGGTGCAGCCCTGCACGGCTTTGACGCCAGCGTATTTGCTGGTGTCTCTATCTCAGTTATGCA